CGATGCCGGGGGTGATAGCTGCTCCACCCAAGTTAATGGTTGGGGTGCTAAGGCGACCAGGGTACGCATTGCGGTTCAACCCACCGATAGTTCCGGTGTTGGAGTTCACGTCCCAAGCCTTGATGCCGAGGATGGAGTTTCCAGACCCGTACGACGCGCCGTTGACAACGATGTAGTCGGTTGCAACTACGTCCGTTGGCAGTGCGGTGCTGAAGAACAGGGTGTTGCTAGGACCGTCAGAGTACGAAATGGTAGCTGTGGTAGCTCCACCGACTCTCTGCACTCCAGCAGTGCTGTAGAACTTCACGACCTGTTGGTCGGTGAATGCTACTGCAATGTTGACCGGAGTGATGCTGGCGGTCTGTGCGGCTGGGGTTCCACCAGCGAGAACGATGACTGCCGTGGCAGGAATCTGGTCGATCATGCCCGAACCATCCGAGTTGATCAAGCCTTCAATTCCCTGCATAGCAGCGTCCAGGGAGTTCTTCATTTCCTGGGCCTTAACAGCGAATAGCCCCTTCTGCTTGGAATCCGTGGAAGCCTGGGCTAGCCATGAGATTTCGCAAACGTTGAAGAGGTACACTGGAGCCAGGGCGAACGAAGCCCATTGTGAACCGGACCCACGCAGCATTGAGTCTGCGTTGCCAGTTCCTTGCGAGATTGCTGCACCAGCCTGTACCCGGAAAGGTACGCGGAAGGATGCACGCTGCGTTCCACCAGCATTTGACTGGTTCGACACAGGAATCTTTGTTGCTTCCGCCTTGAACATGGAATATGCCGTGGTCCCGTGGAATACGAGATCAGGAATTTCCTTGGCAAAGGCGTCTAGTTCTACGGCTTCAACAGCCGCTTCTAATAGTGCCATAAAGATGTGGTTCCTTGAAACAAAGTACGCTGTAGACTTTCTGAGTGTCTACCCGTCCGTGCTGAGTCGTTACTTTTCCTTGCCACGTCGCACCCGTGTCGAGAATTGGGACCTTCGAGGTCATTCAGGGTTCGATAGTGTTTAGATCAAAGTGATTCTAAAGTGGCGTATAGGCTACGCCTTTGTTACACTCAGGAGTTCCACCTGAGCAGTCGCCTATAAAGTGTGCGGGTAGATGAGGTTTGTATCATCCATGCACTTGTAACCCGCTGTGCACCGTTAGACTACTCTACACTGTAGCTGAAGGCGTAAACAGATTTTGTCCGTTGACGTATTTTCTGAAGGCATCAATCAGCGAATTCTCACTGTCGATGACAAAGGCTAATTGCTTACGTTCAGACGCAAGCAATAAGTCGTTCAGAAAACCATCTGCCATACCGTTAGCGTATTCACGAACGATAGAACTTTGAGTTTTCATGGTTTTCTTCTCCTTTCTTCTTAGTTTCTAAAAGGGTGGGGGCAGACTGGTATTACCAATCCCGCTCTCATGAATAGTCCCCTGAGCGTTTAATGTCTCTGCAGTGCCTCGCGGCCCCCTGCAGTGCGGGGTCTACCTTGTTAGGCTTCACGGTAGACTGTCATACATCTATTGCACAGCCGCTAAGCCATGCAATTTGTCCACACTTGCGATTTGTGAGTAGTCAGCCGTTCTTTTGAACACTGAACGCTACCGTGGAATTTCTTTTACAGCGACTGTGTAGCCGTGGTGTCTGCGGCGAGAACCGTGACATTGTACGGCACGTTGGGGGTCAGAGGGTTAGCTGCGACTCCAGCGCACTGCACGGTCAAAGAAGCCTGACTTCCGGTTCCTGCAACTGCCGTGACGAAGCCACTGATCGAAATGGCATCTCCTACTTGGACGGGCTTGCCGTCACGAGTTGTTCCGCCTACTGTTCCTGATACTGCCATAATGTTTCTCTTTTCTCGCCGTGAACGGCGTGTTGATTATTTCCTCCAAGTTACGAGACGGTATCCTTTGCCGTCTGTAGTCTTGACGAATCCTTTTCCAGTGATCTGCATCATGGTGAGGTCGCTTGTGGAGTATACCTTCTCTCCAATCTTAATCTCATCACGAACAAGATTAGTCGGACGTGAGGCCACGTACAGAGGCTTACCTGTTGCTACGCTCTGTGCTGACGCTCTGTTCTCCGTGGTCTTCTTGACGTTCGCTGCCGCCACCCGACCAGCCGCCGAGCCGCCTTTGGCGTAGCCGGGGTACTTAGTCTGGATGGTCTTGGTCACCACATCGTTTGCAATTCTGTCGAGTGTGGCGTTGTGGAACGCTGCAACCTCAGCTTTGAGTGCTGGGGTATACGGCTTCTTCCAGAACGTATCCATTTGCCGCTGATAACCCCTGTCGGCCTTCAGTGTGGCGTAGAGACGTTCCTTGATGCCGTTACCGATGTCAACCTTAGTCTCACGTGGAAATTCTTTGAAGTATGCCATCTTTAAGAAAGGTGCGAATGCCGCGCCGAGTGCGCGGTTATTATAGTGCTCCGCATCGGTAGCAATACCTTCTTCGTATGTTGTCTTAGACTTCGTAGTCTCAGCAGCCTTTGTCTTTTCAAACTCGGCCTTCTCAGCCTCGAACTTCTTTCGCTCCGGTGTAATTTCTGGTTCTTTCTTCCTGTTGGCTTCGTCCGTTTCTAAGTCCTTAAACCATTCGGACAGACTACCCTTACCTTGAATGTACCCTTTAAGGGCGGCAATGTTTGGTGCAGGTTTTCCTTCTGCGTCCGTGGCGTTGAGGGCATTGTTAATTGCGTTCAACATCCCAGGCATGTGGGATTCTACCAACCCTTCAAAGAAGAGAGGCTGTGTAACGTGCTTGTAATAGCCTGCAGGGTCCACTGTCTTTAGATGGCTGACAAAGTTTCCTACAACTTGACCGTAGTTCTCTTGCTTACCCTGAGCCTTCATGTCATCATAGACATTCTGGGAAAGTACTGGATCAGCAGTGTACAGAAGTTCGTCCGTCGCTTTGACGGCTTCTAGCATGCCAACCTTCTCTTCGTAGCCTTCAGTCCCACCGATACTCTCGATGAAGTCCTTGGCTTCCTGCATCTCCGAGACGCCTTTGGGGAACACTGCCTTGGCTGCGTTCCAACGCTCGAATGCTCCGTGCAATTCCTTGACTACCGCGCCATTGGCAGGCGAAGCGTCCCGCATGGCTTTGAGGGCCTTGCGTACGTTGTCCGGTGTAGCCTTGGTGTCGATTGCTTTGTCGGAGGCCGTCTTTGCAGCCGCCGCTTTTTCCTCTTCGGTTTTCTCCGCGCCTTCTACTGCAGGCGCTTCGGTTTCCTTGCCAGCCTCTGGTTCTACAACTGACGCATCTTCTACAACGGGTGCGTCTTCAACTACAGGCGCATCCACTACTGCTGCTGAGTCTTCTACAACTGGTGCTTCTGTTGCGAAATCAATTAAGTCTTCGGCCATCTTGAGTCCTTCTTATTTCTGAGTTTTTCCTACCACTTTGAGTCTCCTGAGTTCTTACTCTCCGTCCCTAAAGAACGAAGCGTCTTCCCACCACCGTGGGTAGGGAAGTTTACGATGTATACTCTGCACCATTCTCGGTGCCAAACAAAACCTCCACACTGTACTTCCCGTCGTCTTCCAAATAAACTCCAATGGTTCCTCCTGGCTCGACACTCTTCTCATTGCTTTCTTGGCGTCCAGTCTTAATGCCGACGATCATGTTTTCAACGGTCACCAGATTAGAATTGTGCGTTACATATACGCCGAATTCGCCTCTTAGAGCCTTGTCGAAGAATTCTTCTAAGCGCGTCTCAAGTTCGTCTAGAGATTCACCTTCTGGTATGACTTTCTTGGGGTGATCTACGTAGAAGTCCAAGATGTCTTGGTAGACATCCTTGTTTCGTCCTGACAAGAAGCCTAGGTGCCATGAGATGAGGCCCCTATCTTGAATCACTTCTAGTCCCAGTTCTTCTGCGATGATGTCAGCCGTCTGTAGCGACCTAAGCATAGGAGACGAGACAACTTTCTTTACCTCGTCCCCGTAATGCTTGGCGATATTCTTAGCCGCTGCTTCGGCTTGCTTGATGCCCTTGTCGTTTAAGGATGGGTCTAGTCGGCTTCTGAAGATGTTCTCTTCGTTTGCCTCGGTATCCCCGTGGCGTTGAAGTAGTGCGATTAACTTCTTGGCCATCTTATCTCCTTAATTGACGTGGCGGTTGTTCCCCTTGCTGTGGCGGTTGTTGTTGCTGTGGCTTTTCGCCCTTCAGCGCCTCGGGCACAGCCTTGGCTGCAACTTTATGCTGCAACTGTTGGTCGGCTAGGCCAGCGAAGTCCTGAGGGGAAGAGTTAATTCCCATCTTTGCTAGAGCCTGTACTGCCACATTACCCGGCATCTTCGACACATCTACCGAGATTGACTCGGAAGGTGGTTTATCCGGTGGCTTGTTCGCTGCGGCAATCTTCTTGGCCATCGCTGTATGCTGCTGCCAATGTGTGTGCGTGTTGTCGAACCCTGCCTGCTGCTCTGGTGTACCACTGCGGAACTTTTGTCCCTCGGTGGAGTTCATCCACTCAAAGCACTCGTCCGCTTCAACTGCGTGATTCTCACTCTCGTCATCGGCTACAGGAACAGTGCTGATCTTTGGTGGGGTAGACTTCATAGCCTGACCCAACTGAGCAGTCATTGCTTGTGCTTCAGGCGGAACTGGTTGTCCAGACGCCTGAGCCAGTTGTATGCCTTGAGTTGCTTTCTGCAGTGTGCTCTGCATCTGAACGAACTGAGGATTGTCTTGCGTACCTGTTCTCAACAGGACTTCCATCTCATTGCGTTGCTTTGCCGCCGATGATGCACCTGGGACTTTGAATCCCTTCATGCGCATCTGATCAAACAACTCTATGGAGTTACTTGGTGAGAACACAATAGCATTCAAGGCTGGGTTTGCAGCAGACTTGTCTACCCAGGTCATCAGCTTCTGTTCCTTCTGAGACTGTGACTCTGGGAATGCTGGGTTGGTGTCTGGGTAACAAGTGACATTTCCAGCAAGCAAGTTCGCTGTGTTGACTGAAACGTTGCCCTTACCTTTGATATTCTCTTGGATCGTCTTGCCGTCACGACATTCTGCCGCACACTTTACTGCTTGTTGTGCTGCTGCGGCGAACATGTCTTGGCATGCGTTCCACGGTGAGCCTACGCGCTGCAATGCTTGGTCGCGCTGAATAACAGCGTTGCCTACTGTTTGTTCTCCGGTTGCGGCTCCGAATAAAGATGGCAGTGCGCCTGATACTTCCTCTGAAAACGTAGTAATGAACCACTTAATGAAGTCAGGCAGTGCAGCCTGAGGCTGCGGCGTATCTTCTACCATGATGTACTGCGCTGGTAGTGTAAGTCCCGGTTGCGGTAAGAACGGCCCTGAACTTCCAGGGATGTTGGGTTGCGTCTTCAGTGCTTCCATATCGAAAGCGTCGGCGTTGTACCATTTCTTTGGTATGGTGCGCTTGAAGAAGTCGTCCATCAAGTCTACCCAGTCGTTGATTCGCTTCTGTACCGAGATGAGCATTGTGCCCATGCTGCGACGGTTCTGGCCTTTACCAGCCCATGGGTGTCCAATTACGATGTGGTCGTCCATCTTCTCGTTGCGTGAAAAAGCGTACTCGGCACCAGCCCTGGCCAGCAATGCCCCGTTAGGGAATGCTTCCAGCAACTCGGCCTTCGCTTCATCACTCACTGATTGGTCTAGGAACATTGACGGCCTAAACCAAGAAAACTTCACTGTGCTATGTCGATTCAAGGAGTCGCCAGTTACGTACGCGCCTACTACTGCTTGGCGCACGTTCTCCCTAGCGATTCTGTCCAACTGTGTCTCGGACATTCCGTCAGTGCCTGGGTTAATCTTGTCGGCAATCCATGGGAACATCCCACGAACTACTGCCACGTCCAAGTCCAAGGACAACTGCACGAACTGCATAAGATCGAAACTGTCAACTGCGATGGGAACCTTGTGATCCAACTTGCCGTGGACGGTTGTTACTTCGCGTCCTAGCGGCTTGCGGTCATCTCCTGCTCCACCCGCTTGTATGAGTAGGTCTTCCCCACCATTGCTCTCTGGCTCGTCTTCCACTTCAGAGGTTTGTGCGGCCAGAACATCGTCAAGGGTATCCTGACCCGTAGGCTCTGCGTCTGGTTCATTGAATATGTTTTCAGGAACGGTTGGGGCATGCACTTCTCCTTCGAAGCCATACTTCTGTCCGTTCAATTCGTAGCGTGTCCACAGAAGGCAACGATCTTCATTCCAGAAGATTCTGGCTACTTCAGTGAGAAGCCCATGAAGATTATTGTTGCGTGCCCAAATTTCTTTGAAACGTTCTGCTTCCTCGGCTGCTACTCGGTCTGGGCCGTATTCTGGGTTACACGGGGAGAATTCAACTTTAGGGACTTCACGCGATAGTGCTGCGACAATGATGTCACCCTTGGGACCGTAAACGTTGGTGTCGTAAATGGTGTTGTTGTTCTTCTGTTCCTTAGCGCCGAACCCTGTGTTCGCGCCTGGGAGTTGCCATCCACCTTGTTTACCACGCAATAAGTGTTGATAGCCCCTCTCAAAATGAAGCGCCTCCCACGTTTGTTCGACTTCCATTCTTCGTGCAGCGGGGTCGGTTTTTGTGGCTATGTTATCTAATCCGATCAACGCACCTCTAGCAACTTCACTTAAATTTGCGAACGGTTCTGGACTGTATGGGAAACTGGCATAGACCCCGAGCGGACTCTCATTTGGGTCCTCCGGTTGAGAATCACTACCACCCTTAGCGCCTTCCATACCAGTGCCTACATTACTGGGGGTCGAAGTATCCGTTTCCATGTGTTGCTCCTTACTTCTTCTTTTTGCCTAGACCCATGGCATCTTTGACTTTGTCTTGGTTACCGTTCATCGCTTCGCTCATATAGTCCTGCTTGTTCGAAAACTTGAAGTTAGTTGAGGGACTGGGCAACTTTGACTTCGGTCGTGCCATTCCTAGAGCCATACGTTCTCCTACTTATTCCACTTGCGTGCGTTGAGGGCAAAAGTTGCTCTCTTGCGTTCGGCTGGTGAACCGTTGGCTTTCTGCGACCGCATCTTGGACATTGGGACTTTGTCACCTTGTGGTGTACCTGTGTCACTGTGCAATAATCCCTTATGGGACTTTTTGATGTGAATCTTTCCTAGTCCAGTCATGCTGTTCTCCTATGCCAACTTGTTGCTGCCTCGTGTTAATTGCCCACCCGAATCCACACGGGGCTTCTTGCGAGGTTTTGGTGAGGGCGCTTCTCCGCTCATCCACGACGCCATTGGTGTGGAATCCAAGGATGGTGCCTCGGTAGAGGCTAGTTTCTTTTTTCCTAATCCCATCATGGCTTTTTTCTCCCTAGCCCAGGTGCTTTCTTAGGCGCACGCTCAGGTAAATTTTTG